GTCGCTCTCTTTGATGAGCATGGATACACCTGGGACACAGTTCTCAAGGCATTCACCGACAAAGATCTCACTGAAGAAGACGCACTTATCAATGCACGACTCGCCAAGATTCTCACCAATAAGGAGTATGACCAGCTCGAACGACGAGTCATCCACTGGACTCCCACCGATGCCGGTGATGGAGTTGACAATGGAGCAACAGTTCAAGCTGAGAAGGCTTGAAGACTTACTACCCGAGGCAGACAAGAGCGACATCATCACGTTGTTCATGGCACTTCAACGCCAGAACTTCTGCCTCGCCAATACCGTACGCAACCTCGTAACCAAATGGCCGAGTCACCATCCCATTACACCAGAGGAAGCATAGAAGTCTGGGACTTCATACGCGACCAACAACTTAACTATCACCTCGGCAATGCTATTAAATATATTTGCAGAGCCGGTTTCAAGGGTGATAACACAAAGGCTCAAGACATTAAAAAGGCTATCCACTACCTTGAAAATGAACTCCTACATTCACACGAGCTTGATGGACCAAGCGGAACAGTTCCGATCCGCTTATTCACTGACGACTGGACCATCGCTGAGGGGGACTCAGAAGGCTCTTATTGATGAAGAGTGGTCGGAGTTCCACCAAGCATTTCACATGGAGCCTGACGTCTGTCAGCTCAAAGAACTGGCAGACCTTGTATATGTCTGCTACCAATTTGCCGCTTCGCAAGAGTGGGATCTGGATGAAGCAATGCATCGAGTACATGAATCAAACATGTCGAAGCTCGATGCAGATGGCAAGCCTATCTACCGCGCAGACGGCAAGGTCATGAAAGGACCTAACTACCGCCCACCTTATTTGAACGACCTGATCATCGAATGACCACCGCATCTTATATCTCAAGGACTGGCCGTGTTCAGTCCTGGCTTGACGATCCCACCTCGCGCCTCCCCGTCAGCTGTACAGTTTTTGTTGTCCAAGACTCAATGGAGGGTCCTGATGGAATCGAAGCGAGCTGGAGATTTGTATCACATGCTCTACGTTTCGGAGCAGGTTGCGCGGTCCACTTGTCGGAACTGCGACCCAGAGGTGAAGAGAATGGAAAAGGACTGGTTGCATCTGGACCAGTCTCCTTCGCTAAAATCTATTCAACACTAAATGAAATCCTCCGTCGCGGCGGGGTGTACAAGAACGGCGCTGTGGTGTGTCACCTCGATCTTCGGCACAGTGATGCTCTTGAGTTTATTACTACTCCTCGATCCGAACTACCTTGGGTCAAACGCTGCATCAACATCACCGACGAATGGTGGGAGAGGTGTACGTTTAAGGAGGAACTCCTACACGGAATCAAGTCAGGTGACATCTGGCTAAACAAAGTTAGGTACGACAATGAAGGAAACCGAATCCGAGGGAACGTATGCCTGGAAGTATACCTGCCCTCACGCGGAACATGTCTGCTCCAACATATCAATCTCTCTGCCTGTGAGTACGGAGACATCGAGCGAGCTTTCACTGAAGGTATGTCGCAACTGTGTAGCCTCCACGCTCAGACTGGCGTGGGTGATTCAGGAGAATATCTTCCAGCAGAAACCGATCGACAAGTCGGCCTGGGAATGCTTGGACTTGCCGGACTCCTACGGCGGTACGAAGTAACCTATGAGCAGTTCGGAATTGCTCTGGACGACTTCAATGCAGGCCGCGTGGTACGCACACCAGCCTATGAACTGGTATCTGCCATTGCCGCTGGTGTTGATGCTGCCGCCACAATCGCTCGCGACAATAATATGGTTCGAGCCTTTGCTCTCGCACCCACTGCCTCGTGCAGTTATCGAAGCAAGGATCTGGATGGTTTTACTGCAACACCAGAGATCGCACCACCAATCAGCCGCACGGTTGACCGCGACAGCGGCACCTTCGGCGTAGAAACATACAACTATGGCGACGTCGAGATCGCCTCAGAAGTTGGCTGGGAAAACTACAAGCGTGTTGCCGACGGCATCATGACTTTGCTCAGCCGTACGGGACTTCTTCATGGGTATAGCTTCAACAGTTGGAGTGATGTTGTCACCTACGACAACGCCTTTATCGAAGAGTGGTTAGCTGGTCCGCAAACCTCCCTTTATTATTCTCTCCAAGTGATGGGTGACGTTCAAGATAAGTCCAGTGCGTATGCAGCTTTAGATGAAGCTGATGTCGAAGACTATCTTGACAGCCTAATTAACGGAGGGGATCAACCTAATGATCTTCAATGTGACTGTCAAGAATGAACCCGTACGAGAAATTACTCAATCGAAAAAGAAAATGGACTCCGGTCCAGACAACTGCCGGTACTTGCAAAGCGGGCGCGGAGGAAGCAATCCACCGTGCTCTTGCATTGCGGCACATGGAACTACCTGTGGGAGATTTTATTACTGATGCTCTTTCCACTGAAGTACCAAGCCTTGCCCGCGAGGTACTGGAGTCCAACGTTAAAGACGAACAGAACCACGACCTCGCACTTGGTTACATCGCCAATGCTTACGGCGTTGATGAGAAGGCTGAGGCGGAGGCACTACGGCTTAAGTCCGCGTGGGAGGAACATCCAGATCATACGATCACCAAAGCACTTGTTGCCGAGCGTGCGATCTTCTTCGTTCTTCTACCATTCTTTCGCTTTAATGGTGACGCTGGTATGCGAACCGTGAGTGCCGATATTAGTCGGGACGAACAAATCCACGTAGCGGTTAATAGTCTCTGCCACACAGAGCTGGGCCACAACATCAGCCCGTCTCTGGACAAGCTCCGCAAGGCGACAATCAACTGGGTGATGCAGCCCCTGGGCGAGCACGCCGACAAGTATCTCAACAAAAAATTCTGGCTGGATTCCAGTGACCGCCTGATGTACGAAGGCAAAGCTCCACAGTTAGCCGAGACAAAGGCTGCCCGGATGCCAGCGTTCTTCGAGCACTCGAATGTCAACCTCCCACAATACGCTTAAGTTCCAGTACGAAAAACTGGAAGTGATCAAGGCTCGGCTGGCGGCAGCGTTCCCCAGCGAGCCAATCACACCTACAGATCTACCCGCAGACATTTACTACAGGGCTGGTCAAGCCAGTGTTGTTCAATTTATCAACCAAATTCTTGAAGAATAATGTGTGTAAACATTGCAAGCTTGCTTGGCTTCAACCCTCCTAAGCCTCCCGATCCGCCGAAACTTCCGCCGATCGTTAAGAAAAATCCTGAGCCTCCTAAGGCACCTCCAGCTCCACAGCCCATCGCTGACAGAGAAGAGAAGAAGCCGAAGGTTGACTTCGCCAAGAAGATGTCGACGACAAAGGCAAAGCGTATTGGCGCTAAGGACCTGAAGATCCCTCTCCAACAGCAATCCGCTGGTGGTAGTACTGGAGGTCTGAATGTCTAAAGCGAAAGAACGGTACAACCAACTGTCCTCTGACAGACATCAGTTTTTAGATACAGCAGTTGAGTGTTCCGAACTTACGCTGCCGCATCTGATTGTTGACGACCTAACTGTTCGTCAGAACCACAAGCGACTGATTACCCCATGGCAATCCGTGGGTGCCAAGTCAGTCGTGACTTTGGCTGCAAAGCTGATGCTTGCTCTTCTGCCTCCGCAGACAACCTTCTTCAAACTGCAAGTCCGTGATGACAAGCTGGGTGAAGAGCTTCCTATGGAAGTTAGGAGCGAGCTTGACCTTTCCTTCTCCAAAATGGAGCGGATGGTCATGGACAAGATCGCTGCATCTAGTGATCGTGTCGTTGTTCACCAAGCCCTCAAGCACCTGATCGTCGGCGGCAACGCCTTGATCTTCATGGGCAAGGATGGTCTTAAGAACTTCCCATTGAATCGCTACGTGGTTAGCCGTGATGGCAACGGCTACGTGTGCGAGATCGTTACCAAGGAACTGGTCAACCGCAAGCTGCTGGGTATCGACCCTGTGCCTGATCCGAACTCTGTGTCGGGTAAAGGCAACAACGACCAAGACGCTGAGGTCTACACCTATGTCAAACGTGCAGAGGGTGGTACCTGGTTATGGCACCAGGAAGTCGACGACATGATCATCGAAGGCTCACGGAGCAGTGCTCCTGCCGATGCCTCTCCTTGGCTGGTCCTTCGCTTCAACGCTGTTGACGGTGAAGACTATGGCCGTGGCCGTGTGGAAGAGTTCCTGGGTGACCTGCGTTCTCTCGAAGCACTGAGTCAGGCACTGATCGAAGGCTCTGCTGCTGCTGCAAAGGTGGTGTTCCTTGTGAACCCTGCTGCCAGCACCAAGCCCCAGACCATTGCCAAGGCAGGTAACGGAGCAATCGTTCAGGGCCGACCTGAAGACGTCTCCGTCGTGCAGGTAGGCAAGACCGCTGACTTTGCTACTGCGTCACAGATGGCGCAGCAGATCGAACGTCGTCTCGGTGAAGCCTTCTTGCTGCTCAACATCCGTCAGTCAGAACGAACCACTGCTGAGGAAGTACGCCTCACACAACTCGAACTCGAACAGCAACTGGGCGGACTGTTCAGCCTGCTGACCGTCGAGTTCCTGAAGCCTTATCTGGCTCGGACCTTGATGGTCATGCAGCGCAGCGGACAGCTTCCCAAGATTCCAAAGGAGTATGTCCAGCCACAGATCGTGGCAGGTGTGAATGCACTTGGACGTGGTCAAGACCGGGAGAGCCTCACAGCTTTCATCGGCACCATTGCCCAGACGCTTGGACCTGAAGCGTTGATGAAATACATCGACGCAACTGAGGCCATCAAGCGTCTTGCTGCTGCTCAAGGTATCGACGTACTGAACCTGGTGAAGACACCACAGCAGATGCAGCAAGAGATGCAGCAACAACAAGCGATGGCGGCTCAACAATCCATCGTTGGACAGGCAGGACAAATGATGTCCGCACCCTTGATGGATCCAAGCAAGAACCCTGACGCCGCTGAGATGGCGCAACAACTAACACAACAATCGCAACCACCCACCGATGGCTGAAACCCTTACTTATGACAACACCCCTGATGCAGAGGTCCTGACCGAAGAGGAACAGGATTCTCTGGCAGTGGGTGAAGAGCTTATGGCTGAGCAGGAGAACCTGCTGGCCGGTAAGTACAAGAATGCTGAGGAACTAGAGAACGCTTACCTGGAGCTTCAGAAAAAGCTGGGCGAAGGGTCTGATGAGCCTGAAGAAGAAGGCGAGATGCAAGAGCAAGAGGAAGTAGAGATTGATCCTGCTACCGACATGCTCTCCGCAGCGTCTGCTGAGTTTGCAGAGACCGGAGAGATCTCGCAAGAAACCTTCAACGCATTGGCGGAGATGGACAGCGCAGATCTCCTAGCTGCATACATGGGGATGCAAGAAGGCAACCCTGCACCGGCAAAAGCTGCTGACCTCACTGACGCTGACGTCAATGAACTGAAGGCTTCTGTCGGTGGTGAAGAGGCATACGACCAAATCACCAACTGGGCTGCTGATGCACTGTCTGATGCTGAGCTGGATGCGTTCAACGCAACGATCGATAACGGATCACTGGCACAGATTCAGATGATCATGGCTGGCCTGCAAGCCCGCTATCAAGCAGAGAATGGATACGAAGGTCGTCAGTTGCAGGGCAAGCCGCCTAGCAGCTCTGGCGATGCATTCCGTAGCCAGGCGGAAGTAGTCGAGGCGATCTCTGACCCTCGCTACGACCGCGACCCTGCATATCGCAACGACGTATTGATGCGTCTCGAACGCTCTGACATTTCTTTCTGATGACCACTGTTACTGAAGAGCGTGGTCGTCTCAACCTCTACGCAAAAGAACCACCCATGACATTCGACGAAAAGTACACCGTGTCCCACAACGAAAAAGCTGAGCAGATGAATGGCCGCTTTGCCATGATCGGCATCATGGCTGCCTTCATCAGCTACGCAATCACTGGTCAAATTATCCCTGGTATCTGGTAATGCCTCAAGGTAAAGGAACTTACGGCTCACAAGTCGGGCGTCCTAAAAAGAAAATGTCCTCTGGACAAAAGAAGATTGCACGTGCTGCTGGCAATCCACGTAAAATTGAAGCCGCTGATTTCAAGAAACTTCGTTCTAAGAAAAAGTAATGGCACACAAAGGTAAAGGCTCCTGCGGAAGCAAGAAAGGAGGCAAAAAAGGTGGCTACAAAAAGTAAAAATGTAAGCCTCAAAATGGGTAAGCACAAGTCCCGCAAAGGTGGCCTCACTGCTGCGGGACGTGCTAAGTACAACAGAGAAACTGGCTCTAACCTGAAGGCTC